GGTCTTTTCCCGCAAACAGCAGAAACAAGTGAATTAACAAGAGTTGGAAGACTTACTCCCGGTGAACTTGGTTTAAGCAGAGAGCAATTAGCAACAGAAGCAAGAATTTCTGCTGAACCATCAACAGGAGCATTGCCATCTGAGTTTAAGAAGGCACAGGCTTATGATGTTGAGTCTTTTTTAACAAACTTGTTTAACAAAGCAAGCGACAAAACACTTAGCCCACCAGATGCTGTTCAAGCAGTTGTTTCTTCCTTTAACAACTATGGGAAATCGCTTTCTTCAAGATTGAGAAGCGATGCTGCAAAAGACTTCAGTGCCGCAAAAAGTGCTGGTGGATTGATTGATACAACGCCAGTTGTTTCAGTTATTCAATCTAAGTTGGGAGAAATACCAGTAGAAGTAAAAGCACTCGACCCAGTTAGAAATGCTTTGCAAAAAATTATTGATGAGTATGCAATTCCAGCAACTCCATCAGTTACAACCCCATCAACAATTCTTGGGCCAACTGGCGCTCCAGCATCTGTAACAGTTACTCCTGCTATTCCTGCATCAAATTTAAAAATAAACATTGATCGATTGCAGAAAAACTTGTCTGCATGGGGTGAAGCAGCATATTCTGGAAAAGCAGATTTTGGCAAAGGAAACATCTTTGAGGGCGTTGCTCCTGGTCAGGCAAAAGGAATTGCAATATCAGTGTTAAACGGGTTTAAAAATTCCCTTGATGAAGCAATTGATGCTGGAGTTCCTGGGGCAGATAAACTTGTTGATGCCCGTGATAAGTTTAGACAAAACATCCAAAAAATTGAGCAGTTTTCTGATAGACCACTCACAAAAGCATTTGATGTTCAAAATGTTACTGACTTGGTTCCAGAAGTTGAACTTGCCAAGCTAAAAAAGATGCCTCCATCTCAGCAACAGTTTCTTGTTGAAGTGATGCAAAACAGTCCTAATTCTCAGGTGAATGAAGTTTTAAACACAATTCGCAGGATGAATTTTGATGATGTTTTGTCTGTTGCACAAGCCAAAGGTGGGGCGATAAATGATCCAACATTTAATATAAACATTGCACTCAAAGAACTTGACAAAAAAAGCAGTGATTTTGCCAATCTATTTCCAAATGCAAAAGATGCTACTGATGCAAGACTTGCAATGAACTGGATGCGTAGGACACTTCAAACTGAATCTGCGACTGGAGTGCCTGGGATTTCCTCTGGCGAGGCTTATGGCTTTACTGGTGCTTTGGGTGGAAGTGCAAGAACAAGGCTCCAAGCAAGAGAAATCATCCCATTAATTCGGGACATTATTGCAAGCCCAAAGGCATTTGCTGATGTTATTTATAACCCAGAATACCGGAAAGCAATGCTTGATTTGTCAAAGCCAAAAACAACTTTGGATAAGGCTATTGGGGCAACTCAAACTCTTGCAAAAGCCTTGGCTATTGGTGGCGTTCGTGCTGGCCCAATGCTTGAAACTGTTGGCCCAGAAATGCCTTCTGCGGAACAAGAAACAGCGCCTATCCCATCTCTCATGGAATACGAAACTGAAATGAAAGCCCGTGGGCTAATGTAAGGAGCAAAAGATTGATCCTCTCACCCTTCTGGCGATGGCAAATGGCTGTGTCGCAGCTATTCGCAAAGGCTGTGAACTCTATAAAGAGGTCAAGGGAACTGTTGCCGCAGCCCAAAAGACTGTTAAAGAGGTCACGGCTATTGCTGAAGAAGTGGGTGGCTTCTTTGGGTTCTTCAAGAAGAAAAAGCCCAAGCCCACAGCAACTCCAGTTGCTCCCAAAGCAAAAAAGGCAGAGGCCGAAATTTGGGATGAAGGTAGAGTTGTGGCTGATCTGGCGGCGAATCTGTCTCAGTTCTTCAAGGTTCAGCAACAGCTTGCAGACCACATTCGAGAAGAAGAAGAGAAGTCTAAGACTGTTTATGACCCAAATCAAAACATCATGGAAGCGGCTCTAAACAGAGAGTTAGCCAAGACGCAGTTTGAGAAGTTAGCCAAAGAGATTCGAGAGATTATGGTGTATCAGTCACCTCCAGAGTTGGGTAACTTGTACACCAGGGTGAACCAAATGAGGGTCATCATCATTGCTGAACAAGAAGAAGCAAGGTTGGCCCAGGAAAAGAAACAACGAGAGGTTGAATGGCAACGCAGAAGGGTAATCAGCGCAATCCAAGACAAGGCAATCTACGGGGTAGCTTGTTTGGTGTTCGTCCTTTACCTAGTCCTGTTCTTCAGCCTTCTAATAATGGATCGAAAGGTAAGATGGGGTTTCTAGTCGCATTAGTTGCTATGGTGCTGGTCTTTGTCCTACTGCTTCCGCTGTTGGGAAGCATTTACTATGACACATTGGCTGCACAAAAGGAAAGCAAAATGCAGATTGACCGCATGGAGAGACTGCGCCAGCAATTGGAGTATGAGCGTCAACAACTAGATAGGCAACGCAATGAGCCAAAATAGATTTCTGTGGTGTGTAATCGTCATATCCATTGCGGCAATTCTTTTGCTTAGTGGATGTGAGGACAGGTACAGATATGTTTGCCAGAATCCTGATAAATTTGACCTGCCTGAGTGCCAAAAGCCCAGATGCTTGTTCACCCAAACCTGTCCTGAATACCTTGTAGCCCCTATTTTGACAAACAAGATTGAACCACCAAAGGTTGAAGATGCTAAAAAGTAAATACTCTCCTGAAGACCTAGAAGTTCGTATTTGGGGCTTTGTGGTGGTGATGATTACCATCATTTTGTTTGGCATCGTGTTCTCATTGCTCTATTCGGTTACTTTTGTAACTCAGCCTATTAAGAGCATGGCTCCCATCGATCAAGCCTATACCAAGATGCTGAACGACATTGTTCTTCTCATTGTTGGTGGTATCGGTGGGATTGTTGGCAAACGGGCCGTAGGGACTGTGAATAGTCCAACGCCTACACCTCAGATTTCAGCGCCTCCTACGCCTGTTCCTGCCCCTCCTAGCCCACCTGCCACTTCCACTTGGACTTCTCCCTCTGGCGCTTTGCCCGTGTGGGTCAATCCTCCTTTGGATGAAAGTTGGACTCCCCCACCTCCCCCCAATACCCCACCCCAACATTTAGAAGCTGATTCAGTGCGGGAAGAAATCGCTGCTGCTCGGCATGAGGTGAAGAATGGTTAACCCCTATTTCATCATTGGGGCGATGATTGCAGTAGCTGGCGCATACGGCTACGGGCATCATGTTGGATGGGGTGATCGTGACGCTGAAATGCAAGTTGAGATTGCCAAAAAGAACGATGAAGCGCGAGAAAAAGAACGCGAACTTGCCCAACAATTGAATGACCAATCAACCAAACTATCGGAGGCCAACAATGTCATTAACCAAAAGCAGTCTAGTCTTGATCGCGCTATTCGTGATGGTAGGCTGCGGCTCCAAACCACAAGTTGCGTACAAGCCCCCACAAATGCCCCCACTCCCACCGGAGATAGCCCAAAAGAGAGAAGTGAACCTGTCAGACAGGTTTATGAAACTTCTGACTCCGACAGAGAAACCCTCGCAGCCATTGCCGAAATCATCGCCCAAGGCGACAGAAACACGGCCCAATTGAATGCGTGTATTGACAGTTATAACAAGGTAATGGGGGTGATAAATGGTAACAAGTGAACAACTAAAGAAACTCCATATTGGGGTTGAGTGGGTTGATGCCCTCAATGAAACCTTCAACACTTTTGGTATTGCTACACAACGTCAACAAGCGGCATTCATTGGTCAATGTGGGCATGAGTGCGCTAACTTTAAAGTGTTGGAAGAGAACCTTAACTATCGTGCTGAAACCTTGATGAAGTTATGGAAGACAAGGTTTCCTACGATGGAGATTGCCAACCAATATGCCAGGAATCCAAAGAAGATTGCCAACAAGGTGTACAGCAGTCGTATGGGCAACAGAGATGAGGCATCAGGGGACGGGTATCGATTTAGAGGCCGTGGGTGCATCCAGTTGACGGGCCATGCAAACTACTTCCATGCTGGTCAAGCCTTGGGAGTTGATTTCGTAATGGAGCCTGACCTTGTTGCAACGCCTAAGTATGCTGCACTGACTGCTGGCTGGTTCTGGTCAACCCATGACTGCAACAATCTTGCAGAAGCCGCTAATTGGACGGGTTTGACCAAGAAGATCAATGGTGGGACTATTGGCCTAGATGACCGAATTAAGCACACTAACGAGGCTTTTGCGGTGCTTGGCTCTTGAGTTTTCCACGATTGAATATCTTGTGTTTCTTGAAGAAGTACAAGATAGCTTGGTAGGCAACACCAAACCTTTTGGCAATCTCTTTCTTGCTCAGGCCATCTTTCCATAGCGTCAATGCTCTGGATTCACTGATTTGAGTGGGTTTCCTGCCACTTCCAGGTCTTGCGCCACCCTTAGTCTTCATTGAGCGCTAACCAAACCATGATGCAAACGCCTCCAATGGCTAGTGCAATGCCTAGAAATCCTATGGCAAAGATAGTGAAGATGGTTTCGATCACAGCAAACCCCTCATCTCCCACCCTGCTAAAAAGTAACTCCATCTGTTTTGCATAGCAACATGAATATATTTGTCTCTAAGCATTTCAAGATCAGATTCTGTGTATCCTTTTGAGATCATAAGTGCGTGAAATACTTGTCTTGATTTCATGTTGTTTCCTTTGGTGGGTAGTTGTTGCTACTGCAAGCAACACATTCGTAGAGCACTACAGCTTTGCATTCGGGGCATGTAGGCTCTGTGCGCTGTGGTGGGTGGGTGTAGTAACGCCTGAGCATCCACTCCATAACATCACGAGATACAAAATTCCGTGTGTTTTGATAGATTTCTTGCTCAAGGTCTTCTAATGTCGCCACAGGCTCTTGCTCTGGCTGTGCCAATCGTTCTTTGAGGGCATTGACCAGCGCAGTTGTGGTCTCCATATCAATGGGAATAACTGCATTGGGTTGAAGATATTTCAGTACGTCTTTAGTCATGCTTGTTCTCCAACCACCCACACAGCTTTACCGCCAATAGGCTCATATTCATCAAACTTCAATCGGATGTACTGCTGTCCCGGCACACCAGCAGACTGCACATACCCTTGAATGCCCCAACTCTTTACTTCTGTCACCACCACCATGCAAGCACCAAACATTTCTTTGTCGGGGTTAACTTGCACAATGTCACCAACTTTTAAATCTCTCATGCTTACCCCCTTTTGCCAATGATGTAAACAATGTGGTCGCAAGCCGTTGCTGCTGTCTTAGTGATGTCTCTATTCAACATTGGATACAGCCGACCCCCCTCTTTGTATTCCGCCGCATGTTCTTTCGCCAACGCTTTACACGCCTCACGCTCTGCCTCTGCTACCAGTTTGGCAAAGTGATAGCGTGTATACATCTCACCATCTTTGATTGACTCTTTCATAGCTTGTTGCCACATAATGTCGATTTCATCTTGTGTCATTTTTTCATATTCCTTATGTACACAGTAAACGATTGAATGCTATCTTTTCCAAATGCCAAGCTGCATTTCTCAATGTGTTGGGCAACTTCTTCAATCACTTCATTCCTGGCATTGTTCTCAACATAACGCATGATCTGGTGCTTGCGTGACCCTTGCAGACCCCAATCACCTTGGCGCTTTGCAAGTTCTTCAAAAGCCTCATCTTCAGGTTCTTTCATCTGCAATCTCCTGATCGTTACGCTTGATTTCATGCTTCAGGTATGCCAAATCAGCATAAGACAACTCATCAGTTATGTCCTTAATTTCCAGGTTAAAGCGCATCCACTTGACTGTTTTCTCGCAGTATGCGATTAAGCCAACAGAATCATCTGCTTCATGCCATTGGTAATCAACCTCAATGCGATCAATCTCTGGATTGAAGTCATCGTCTACCCACTCAAAAGGCACAAATTCAATTGTTGTCATGCTTGCCCCCTTCTCCATGTTGTTCAGTCTTTTTAATAAAAATAGGCAAGTTGTCAATTGATTTAAGAAGCTGAGAATATTCAAAGTTATCCGCTTTAGCTATAGCCATATAACCCCCCCATTTTGGTAGCCAAATGCAAGTAACTTTCATGCCAGCTTTGTTTGCCAGCTCAATGGTTTCATCATTGGTCATCATTTACTCCTATCTGTTCAATGTCTTGTGCGGCAAGGAGAGCATCCAGGGCCACAGATTTAAGGATTACAAGGGCACTCTCTGGCAAGGATGGATTGAGAGCCTTGTGAGCCTCTACATCCTGCCAGAAAGCATTTAAACGATTGGTTTGTTGTTGGTTCATGCGTCAATTCTGCCTTGTCTGACAGAGATTGAAATAGGGACTTACCCTACCTTCCACTTTAGTGGATTAACTCTTACGCATAACCCTTTGGAGTCGCCCAGAAACGCCTTTACGGGTTCCAATGACCTCAATGAAGCCCTTGTCAATCAGCGCCTTGTAACGGGCTGTGACGCTTGAATAGGGCAGGAATGGCAGCTTGGAAAGCACATCATCTGAGATGCAACCATCTGGCCCATAGGCTGCAATGGTTTCATAGACCAAGGACTCCATCTTTGTGGTGTCAATTGCCTGTGCTGCTTGGTGGGAAGTGGCAGGGTCTTCTTTGCGAGACAGTTTAAACGGCGCAGTTCCAAAGAACTTTTCGACTGCACCACCAAACCAAATTTTGTCTAATTTTGTCATGTCAACTCCTATCTGATTGTTTATTAAAAGTGGTGGGTTGGTTGATTCCGCTATGCCCACCGCCATAGTTTGGGTGTTTATTTGTATTTCTAGCAGTTTTCTTCTGCCCCTGGGAACAAATAAACGACTTAATCAGTCACATCAACCAAGTTAGATTAAGAGATCGCCGAAAATCCCAGGCTAGAAAGGCACATCTTGGTCATCAATGACTGCCTTGCGTGGATTAGCTGCTGGAGGTTGTGCATCCTTGGGATTGACTGCCAAGCCCATGAACTTGCCATTCTTTCCTTCTTTGATCCAAGCACTCAACCAATAATCCACTCCATCAACAGTTATGTTACCTTTGTAATCAGGATGGTTAGCTGTTTCCTTTTTGTCCGACTTGAACAAAACTCCTGAGTTGTTTTTCTTTTCCATATTAGCCTTTCAATGATTCACCATGTTTTTTCAAAGCACTACGCACATTGCTTGGAAGCAATGCCCATAACGCCACCTTTTCTTCATCGTCTGTAATCCCCCGATACTCTTCATAAGCCCCGATCATGTCATCTGCATTGATTCTGTCGGCAATAGCGATGGCAACATCTGCAATGATGTTTTGCCTATCCTTGGAGACAATCACGCCATCAGTGGGCTTGATGGTCTTCTTGTCTGATCCAACAGTGCCATCCAAGGCATCATGCTCAACAATCTCAAGCGCAGCTACCCAGAGGTAACGGCGCAGATAGGTCTGAACAGCACCCAGGTTCTGCACTTCATGGCAACCCTTGAGGGCCGCTGAAGACATTGGGCTTGTCAGAACGATCTTTTCTTCTGGCTTATCGTTGTTCACAATCGTCATGCTGGCTTCTTCTTTGCCAAAGCTGATGATGGAAGTCAAACCAATTTGCTTGAAGATTTCTAGTGCGGGGATAACAAAGTCACCAAGTTCAAAATAGTAGTAATTTGCAAACTTGTTGTGACCTGATTTCTTGAGTTTGGCTTGGTGAAATTCATCACGGGCCTCATTCAGTTTTTGATATACATTCATTCGTAACTCCTGTTGAAAAGTGAGATTTAATTGTGTCAGACTTTGTTGAGAATTCTATAGGTGTTTTCCCTAACTTGTTCACATTGTGCTTGTGTGATCCACATTGTCAGCAAGGTCAGTTGGCTTTGAATTGTTTGAATGTCAGCCGTGAACCCTGCGTAGTTTTTGTTTAGACACTTGTTCTCCAGTGCTTTGGTCTTTTGTTCGATTGCCATCAGCATTGTGCTGTAATCGTTGAAGTCGCTCATCTTTGGCCTTTTGAAATGTTTGAGTTATGTCTGTGCAAGCTGCACTTTGATAGACGAATTTAGGGTCTGTGATTAAGAGTGTTGGAAGGGTCATCCTTGCTGGTGTTTTCTCTTTGTGCAAGATAGGCAACTTGGGTTGCAAAGTCGCAATCTCGAAATAGGATAGGACTCGTTTGATCGCAATCGTCAAATGTTTCATCTGAATTGTCTCCAATAATGTCTTGCAAGCGTGATTTCATTTTCATGTTGTCCTCACTCGTCAAACATTTGTCGAAAAGGGGCATCCATTTTAGCTTCCATGATTTTGCGTTCTTCAAGGGCTTTTTGGACTCGTTCAATTCGTAGGTTGCGATAGTGCTGGAGTTCTTCAATGTCATCCATCCAGGGCGTTTTGACAACATCAAACACTCGCAGTTCAGCCCTGCGGCGCACTTTGAGTTCTACTCGTTTCATCACGATTGATGCAACATCTTCAGCATGATTGGCTTTGATGGCCTCGACCAATGCAACACTGTCGCCAATGGCATCAGCAATATCTTCTGGATCGAGTTCCTGGACAATCGCCCAGCACTCGTATTTGAATTGTTCCTCTGTAGTTGGCATTTGTAACTCCTGTTGACCACTGCGTTATTGCAGTGATAGGACTGTCGCACAGAAAAAAGATGCAGGGAATAGGTGTTTTCCCTAGTGCATAAAACTATAAAACCCATCATACTGGCGTTTTTTAAGGACTGCAAATGCGTTTAAACCTCACCCACAGAGCATTGCTCAAGCGCCTATCAGGTGGCCCCAGGACAATGCTTGAGATGACTCACAGCTATACAGACAACAATTCTGTATCGTTCCACTATCAAAGATACCTGCCCGATTTGGAGCAATTTGGCTATGTCATCAACTTTCAAGAGAAGTGGCATTTAACCGAATATGGGCGCATGGAGATGAATCGGGCCATCAGTGGTGCTGCCATGCGGATTGAGAATGGGTCTGTCAAAGAAATCTATGATGGCAAGGAACTGCGTAGGAATGTGTTTCGCAGGGGTTGCTATGACTTTCTGAAGTATCCAAGTCGCTTTGGCGACAGTTTGATTTATCACAAAGGAGCGCAAGCATGAAAAAGGCAATTATTGGGGTTTGGTTGAGTTTGGCAGTGACTATGGTTTGGGCATCTTGCACAACCCACACCATCATGTCTGGTGGGCGAATCGTCACTTGTACAACCTGCTGTTATGGCAGTAATTGCACAACAAACTGTTTTTAAGGGAAAACACCTACTTGACAGCGGGTTTTTCTATGGTGTACATTCCGTTCGTCAAAAGCGCTGACCCGCATAGACGAAACATGAGGCCATTTACTCATGCGTTCACCCCGAAAGGGACAGTGGGTCAGCACTGGAACGCAGTAGTAAGTGGCCTTTTGCGTTCTTGATCGTACTCCACACGATAGCAGAGCGTTTGCATGGACGGCTTGGAAGAAAACACCGCACACAAGTACACCCCTTGTGCAAAATGTGACCAGCGTTGATTTGGCGACTGGTAAAGCACACAGTACATCGGTGGTAAACAAGGCTGTGTGTATAAGCGAACAAATCCGTCAAGCGCACTTGGGGCTTTTTTAGTTTTTCAATCTTAATAGGAGTCAATAATGAACACTGACAAGTCTGGAGAGGGAAGGATACTCAGTCTATCCACCCTT